CAAAGAATTGCTATGGATGCAACTCTCATATTAAAGTCATAAAGGAGCTTTGATAGTTTCATTCTCTCGCAATTCTCATCAGTAACATAAGTTCCACCCGATACACCAAACCCTGTAACTTGAACTCCACCACTTACACCCACTATACAAAGGTCTTGCGAATAAGAACTCATAGATGGGGCAGTCGCAGTTCCGACTGGTATTTTAGAATTTTTGGTCGAATTAGTCGAATTATGGGTAGTTGTGTTAGTCTGTCCACCGCTATAACTATTGTTAGTAGTAGAAGTATAACCACCAGATATAGAAGTATTACTACCGCTAGTGTTGGTTTGATTACTGACAGAGTTATCTGTCGCATTTGCAGTAGCTCCAATAAAAATTAAAATTAGTATAAAACATAATACTAATAAGCTACTCCTCATTCCTTATTTTATTAAGTTCTTCAGCTAGAGAATCGTTCTCCTTGTTTCGTATTCTGTATTTCCAATCTTGTATTTTCTTTTCTTTCTTTTTCTCATGTTCAAGTATTGCTACCTTATCTTGCAAGCTAGAGACCTGCTGCTCTAATTTACCTACTTTTCGCTTTTGCATATACTCTTGCAGAGCAGCAAATCCCTTGCTTAATAAACTCGTTACTATAGAAGAAACAATTTTACTTATCATTAATCTTTCTTCTCTTTTAATAACATTGATACAACAGCAGCTACAGATGCTAATGCTGTAGATATTGTAGTCCATTGTTCTGATGAAACACCAAAGGCTATCATAATTGCTGATAATCCAGCATAAGTTGAAGGCTCTTTTAGTCTATCTATAATTGTCCACATAATGTACTCTCCTTTATTAAATTTTACCTAGTCTTGCCAAAAAGTTAAAGACATAGGGAATTCTTCATCACCACTCTGCTGAGTAGTGCTGTTTCTGCCTTTATACTGCACATAAGTGCTTGTCATAGTATAAAGGGTAATGTTTCTCATTCTATTGTCTCCTTGACCACCGCCAGCTCTAAAACCCCAAGTAGCTCCGTATGTTCCAGAAAAAACAATAGAAAAATTAGTTTGATACTTACCAAAGCCAATATCTGATACTGATGTAATATTATATTGACTACCAACTAAACTAGCAGCACCATCATGATTAACCCAAGCTCTTGGTATATTTGTAACTCTTGGTGCTGTTGAATCTTGGTCAGCTAACGACTTAAAATTAGACATAAGCAAGTTCATTTTGCTTGATGTTAAAACTTCACCGCTTGTAAAAGATAAACTTGTAAAAGCCATTATGAAGACCCCGTTTCGTTTCTTTCAAAGAATACAGCAGTTGCACTAACTGGTTGATGATAACTGTCAGCACTGTCGTTAAAGTTGTGATGAAAAACAGGAAAGAAATTATATGGTGCTGTTCCAATGTTAAAATATGGCATTGAATATACTACAGTAGAGTTACCATTAGTCGTGTCATGTGCATTGCCTAGTGCATAAATAGAAGGTAAATTCACAGAGTTTACTGTAACCATTGAATATGTAAATGTAAAATTAATGTTATACGAGCCTACAAAGTTTTGAGTTACTGAACTAACATTATCTGAAAAGTTAATTGATGTACCTGAATAATTTACTATAGCTTTTGCTCTGTTAAATGTTGCAGTTACACCTGTTTCTTTATTTGCAAATGCAGTAAAATTAGACTGCACTGTTGACATTGCACTTGCAGTTAAAGTTTCTCCAAATTGAAAAGTTATATCGTTAAATGCCATCTGTTGCCCATGTCATTACAACTCCAGCTTCAGCAGTGAAAGGGTCAGTGTCGCCTGGGTCTGATGCTCTTGCATAGACTGTAATGCTTCCTCCTGATTTAGATTGACATGCCAATTGAAAATTCCTGCTTTCTTCTGCACCATCTTTTGCCATTTGAAAATTAGCACAATAATTTTCTGTAGAGTATGAATTTGTCCAGTTAATTTGATATGTACCAAGACTTACATATAAAACTGAAGATACACCAACACTCATAAATTGATGCATTTCACCAAGTCCATAAAAATAACAAACCTTTATACCTTGTCCAAACAAGTTATATTCTGATGAATCTCCTTGTGCTATAGCATCAAAATTGCCTTGCAATTGATTTAATTGAGTAGATGTAAGTTTAGCTCCAAAAGCAAAATTTATATCTGTAAATGCCATGAGATTATGCTAACACAGACACAGTGTTATTCAATGTTCCTAAATCTGGGTCATCTAATTCAAATACTGTTATGTTAGATATTGCTATTCCATGACCAACAGATAAGTCTAATGTCATTGTATTGTTTTCGATATCAATAGTGTTGCCAATTAAAGTATATGGTTGGTCTACTATGCCTACTTCATCAATATTTACATATACAATATCACCTAATTGCTGTTGCATATATTTGAGTGGAGTTTTGACATTAAGTGCAACCTCTGGCTCTTTTCTTCTAAATACAATTCTATCGCCTAAGTTTGCTGCTCCAGCATTGTCGACATACCAAATCAGATTAGATGTTGGTTGCTTTCTTATAACATCATAAGAATTTATAGATGCAGTGTTATCTCTTGTAACTGTTGATGCTGGTCCAACTACTGCATTAGATTGAACATTAAACGAGACAGGCACAGTATATCTATTACACATATCATAAGCATCACCCTTAGCTTCGAAAGAGATTATATCGCTACCAGAAACAACTGTGCTAAAGCTGTTACTACCTACTAAGTTTCTTCTAAAGTAAACTTTGTTATTAGCTTCTACATAAATTGCTGAATCAGTTATTTCAGCAATACCTTGTAATGCTTGAACATAATTTGTACCGTAAGGGAAGAAGCCTTGCACGACTATTGATTCTGAGCCAAATGTGTTTTTCCAATCTAACCATGATTCATAATCTATATCTGTATTAGCTGTAGAAGCAGTGTTATCTAATCCTGCACCATAAGAATTAGATGTAAGAACATTGAATGTTAAGTCAGCAGGATTCCAATTAGAATTAATAAAACTTGCACCTTGTTGCGATGTAGTATCTGTTGATACAAACACTTGAGATAAGATATCCATTTGATTTTTAAAGTTTAGTCTTACAGTAGAATTATTATAATTAGCATTAATTAAAAAACCTTTACCTACACATCCAAAATCTATATGACTTGGATTGAATTGATAGCCAAATGATATTTCGCCTGTGCTTCTAAAATTAGTTCTATTTTGTATTACATCATTCATAAGTTGTGATGCATTTTCTAAAGTTATAGTAAATGGTTTGCCAACTACATCTTTATATGCTTTGGAAACCGCAGGGAATCTAGTAACTCTATCACTAAATACTGAATTATTAAATGAAAACTGTTTTACTATAGAGCGAGGATTCGTAGATGCTTGTTGTTCTAAGAAAAAAGGTGTTAATTCGTGTCCTAGTCGACATTCTGACCTAACGACTGTAGCTAAATCTATTGAGCCAACTTCTGTTTCGAAGTTTACACCAGTCATTGCTATAACTTCTGCGGTTGTAGATACCGTTAAAGAGCCGACTGCTGTTTGAAAGTCGACACCATCCATATCCATTATTGGCTCAGTTGCTATTGCTTTATAATATTGATATGGATTTTTATGCCAATAACCAAGCTTTATATCTTTTCGTTCAAGTGGAAGGCTTGTATAGTAGATAGAAAATTCTTCTAATCCTGGAGTTCTTTGCTTCTTATCTTTTGGAATAATGTGATAAGTCGCTGCCTGTTGAAGGTGTGTTGTAGCGAAACTTCCGAGCATAGTTTAATTATATACTATGTTTTAAAATTGTGTTACTTCAAAAGGTAGACTAGCTGTAGTTCCAGAGCTCTTTACGATTGTAACACTATAGCCCTTGTTTGTGTGCATTGGTGGAGCAAAGAACATTGGCTCATCTTGTGCACCACTAAAGTTGTCTCTAGTTACAACTATATTACCAGAAGCTACAATTGTGCAATTGCTAATACTAATATTATAGTTTGCTCCAGATACCATTGGTGTTAAATCAATGAGTGTAGAATATATACCTGCTACAGCAGTAGAAAAAACTACTGTGGTTGCTGAAACTGCTGGTGCTCCCGTTGCTACGACTGTTTGTGCCATTACTTATCTCCTAAATCATTATCCCATATTGCTTTGAGTTCTTCAACTGTAGAAGCTGATTCTATTTCTGCTTTTGCTGGGAAATCTCTTAATTTATTTTTTGTTGCGACTATTGAAGAAGTATCATCTCCTGCTTCTTGTGCTCTCATATACTGAATATCTAATTCTTCTAATTTAGGTTTTCTTGCCCTTCTTATCTTATCTCTCCAAACATCTTTAGCAAGTGTCATATTTACTGTCGGATTCATGTCTGCATCACATGCCCAAGCATTTCTAAAATCATTATCAAGAGCATCTAGGTCTGTTCTATCTATAATTTTTGCTCCTTCTGGACAATCTTTTGCAGCAACTTCTTCTACTGTCAGTCCAGAATTGTTAGCTGGAACACATACTGCCATGATTCCGTTTTCTTGATTATAGATTATAACTTTTGACATATCTTAAATATACCTCTTATGATGTGCTAAAACAAGCTACTGATACATTTGCAGCATCAACAGAACTATTTGCATTATCTCTATTTGATAGTCTTACTGATTCTATTCTTTTGTAACTTGCTGGGTTTGCATCACCTTTCATACATAATGCAGAAATATTATCACTATCTCTCATTGACATTCCAACACAACAATAATCATCATTTGGTAAACCAGATGTATAAACAACTGTGTAATCTCCAGTTCCATTATCTGTAATAGACGAAACATTAAAATCATCTTCAATAGTAACTGTGCTTGTGCCTTTAAAAGATACCCAAGCTAATGGAATATTATCATCAATAGCAGTTTCAGTTTTTGCTTTTGTTACATTCGCATCTGTAATCTTTGCAGTTGTAACAGCATCATCAACCAATTTTGCAGTTGTAACTGAATTATCTTCTATCCTATTTAATCTTCCTGCTATTGGCATTTCTTACTCCTTTGGATATTTGTCCTTTACTGCTTTAATTGTCGCTTTCCAACCATCAATACCATTGTGATATAGGTCATCTAATTGTTCTTTTATGGTTGGGTAAGCATCTGCTCTATCTAATTTATATTGTTCTGGGTCAACCCAAGCATTTACTTGTGTCCAATCTACCTCAACTATATTTCCATCAATGTCTTTAGCAATTACAGTTTCTTGTGTGTTTCCATAAATTGTAACAACATTGTTATGTATTGCTCTAATTGCTTTATCAATATCCATTATCCTGCAATCTCCAATGCTGTAATACTTGATACTGTTCTACCATCTTCATCATTAGTGCTTTCATGGTCGCGACCACTTCTATTCATAAAAGATGTAGCCGAGCCATTACTTGCCCAAACCCATTTATAAGTTGTAGCACTTGTTGTGCTTGGTGAATCAATATAATGTCCTGCTGCTGTATCTATTGTCCACAAATCGCCATAATCTCCACCCTGTCCTTGCGACATTCTGATTCTACTTCCTGCTGCATCACCCAATAATATATCCGTTGTACCTCTTTGCAGTTTCATATAGGTTACATTATCTCCACTTGCACCTATGCACATATTCCACAAAATTAATATTTTACTGCTGGTTGCTGATGGTGTAATAGCTACTGATAATCCAGTATCTACAAAAGCAGTTTCAGCAGGAGAAGTTGTGGAAAAAGTATCTGTTTTATTGCTTGTAACAATTTGTAAAATTTTACCTGCTGTAATTGTCTGTGAAGCACCTAAGTCAATTTCTGTACCATTAACTGTAACACTATCATTAACTAATTTAGCATTTGCAATACTACCTGCTAACTTATCATTTGTTACAGCTCCATTGGCTATTTCATCTGCTGTTATAATTCCTACTGCACCTGCTACTGCCATTACTCTGTGTTCTCCCTGTCGTAAATACTATTTACTGCATCTTCTAAAATTTTATTTTTTTCTTCATCAGTTAATTCAACCTTTTCTCCATTAACAATTTTAAAAGTGGGTTGTTCATTTACTAATGATTCTCTAATTTCTTCTTTTGACCTAGACATCTCTTTTCACTCCATATACTTGAACTTGACCACTTGTCCAAAACCTGCTTTCAGTCCAACCAAGTGTGATTCCATCAACTGCTGTTCCAAGAGTATCTAGTGTTCCATAGTTATTAAAAATGTCATAAAAGTTATCGTGTGTTTTACCTGCCATATAAGCATGAACATTAGATTGTGGGTTAAATGGTTTAATGTCAAATTTCACATGAAAACAAGCTGATGTGGAGTTTGTTATACCTGGGAAATAATTTGCAAGTCTTATTTCACCATTAGTTAATTGAAATCCATCTGTATTTAAAGTCATCGAACTTCCTAATCTACCTGCAATTCTAGCATTATAAGTTGTTGTGCTACCAAATAAAGTTGAGCCACCACCTCTGTGAAAAATTGATAAATTAAAACTGCCATCATTTAATATTGTTTCATTTAGATTGACTGTGTAATATGCGAACTTATCGTTATCAAAAATACCATCATATGTTATAGAAGCTGTACCAGATGATACGATAGTTTCTTCTAACAATTCTACTGAACCTGGTGCAACTCTACCTTGTAATGCCATTAGATTTTCATTATAAAAGGGTCTGTCGCTTCAAAATTAACAGTTACAGTTCCACCATCAGGTGTCGCTGGAAACCCTACTCCTTCTGATTGAATAAATAATAACGGGCTAGTTGATGAATCAGCAGTTGAAATAAATAACACTACTCCGTTAATCACACTATTTACTGCTACTGTAGCAATGTCTAAGTTGTCTGCATCCAATCTGCCACTAGCTACTGCTACATTAGATAATGAGCTTGTTGCTATTCTTGCAGCTACAGGAATGTCGTTTAACATATCGTGTGCGGCACTAAATGTGTAAAGAGTCGTATTCACAAGTGTTACACCAATTGTAGCTGTTGCTAAGTTAATACTGCCACTTGCGAAATATTGTCTTGCTGAATCATAAATGTGAGCCATGTCTAAATTTTACCTCAATATATAATCTATTCCAATAAGCATTAAGAGAATACCACCAAAAATACACATTAATGCTAAGATTTTGTTATCACTCATATAGTTTCTATAAGTATCTCTCCTGAATAAAACTGCCTAAAATAAGGTTGTATAAACTTGTTGTAAGGCTCAGAAGTTCCTACTATTCTAACATCATAGTAGCTGTTAGCGAATGTGTCATCTTCTATAAATCTTAAATTTGTTCCTGTGCTAAACCAAGAGTTTATTACAGATACATCTGATGATGTAACAAATGTAGTTGGTATTTTAAATCTTTGAAATGTAGAAGCAGGTGTTATGTATGTAAACAACTTGCCACCTTTTGTTCTTATATCTTTTTTATCAAATGTTTTATCGAATGTATATCCATAACCTGCAATATCAGTTAAATCTATGTAGCTTGAATTTGGAACTCCTAGTAACATTGCCATTATCTTGATTCCCTCTGTTTAAGTGTTGTTGTATTACCAGCTTGTCCTAAAGTGTTTAATGCTGGTAAGATTTTTTCTTGTGCTAAGTCTACCCAATATGTTGCAGGTTTGTCCATTAGAGCTTGGTCTATATTTGCTCCAGGCATAATTTCTAATCTTTGTATAACTACTGTGCCGCCCATTTGTTCGTTTGGAATAATTGTTCCTGGTGTATCTGGCACAAACAATTCTGGTCCTCTTTCACCAACAATAGATGCAACCCCAACTGGTGGTCTACCTCCATCAGCAAACAATCCGCCAATACCTTTTGATATCAGGCTTATACCTTTTCCTATTCCACCGAACAATCCACTAAGTCCTTGACCAGCAAAACCTTGACCAAAAGCCAAGCCGCCAAAGCCCATTGAAGCCATTATGGCTTTCATAATTAACATTTGTGTAATCATTGCTACGATTTGAGCTATAACTTGTTTAGCTAATTGTTTGAACAAATTACTTAGACCATCTTTTAAACTTTCACCTTCCATTATTGTGTCGGCGACCGCATTTCCAAATCCTGTAGGGAAATCTTCTACAAG